AATCCTGCATTTATTAAATCCCCAAGGGCGCTAGCATCTGTTGTTCCCTCAATAAAGCCTGTTATTTTTGGTAATCTAACAGTATTATTAGTGCTGTTATATACAAACTTGCCACACACTCCTTTATTTGTTACCGATTGTTGCCAATTAGCTTCAGTTTCAAACAAGTTAGGGTATTGTGAAACAAGTCCTGCAATATATGTAACAAATTCTGCATATAGACCTGTTCCGTCAATAAGTGTGCCATCTAATAAGTGTAAACCAGCATCAGCCAATGGGATTGTAGACTGTACAATTTCCCCAATGTTACGGCTTGCACCCATTGAAATTTTCTCCCATTTCGTTGTATCTGAAATTGCGTTGCCTACATTATTAGAAACAAGCGACCTATACAACCCCTCGGCATCCCCCGAACCGCCTAAAACCCATTCACCCAAATTGAATGTTTCAGTCAAGTTGTGTTTTCTTATTGCACAACCGTCAATCCCATCTTCAATATGGTTCATATTAGTTTCATTAACAGGTGTTCCAAGTTCTGTTACAAGCCCAAAACTATCGGTCAATGTAATTGAGCCGTCTTGGTTGTTTGTTACTTCATAGGTTTTAGGTCTTTCTACATCTTGGTCTACCCACGTATTTTTTATGTATGCCATAAATTTTCTCCTTTATTCAAATATAGCATAATTTTAAAGCGGTTCTGTACCGCAATTAAATGTTCCGCATCTTCTTACCATATCCGTTACTAATATGTCAAATGTTATATAAGCTGGCTTTGCCGTTGTAACCGCTTGTTGCATTCCTGAATAATCATCTGTTGCTACAATTATTCTAAAATGATAATTTGCGCTATCGTTGTTCAAATAAAATTGTACATTTTCTGCAAGGTTATTTTTTATAAGCAATCTCAAATTATCCCAAGTTAATGTTTTCTTCCTTGCTAACTTGTTTAAAACCCTTTGTCGTCTTTGGGATAGCGTTAAACTTGCATCATATTTTAGCCCGAAATCTAACTCCCAGCGTGTTATTAAATCTTCGGTTGTTCTTACGTACAATTCTTTTATTAAGTCTGAGATATCTTCTCTTAATTGTATCAATTCAGGCTCAATCGCAAGTAATACATCTTTTATACCGATTGCATTTGTTACAACCTTTGGCAAATGTTCAATATTATCAAGAAGCAATTGTTACCTCCCCGACTACTGGATAATCTGTATCTAATAATGTGACACTTTCAGTATCACCGTTAAGCGTGTAGCTTGTTACATCTTCAACGCCCGAGCAAGCATACAACAAATCCGATACTTTGAAATAACTTACGGTTGTTTCCACAGTTTTCAAATATTCTGCAAATAAAGCCGTAAACTCATCACCAACATCTTGGATTGTATAACCTGATTTTAATACAACTGTTGCATCTACATCCATATCAACATAATTCAAAGCATTTACAATAACCGTTGCGTTTATAGGTTGTACGCTCTCAATATATGCCTTTACTGTGTTTATAAGTTCCTGTGAAACAGTTGTATTAACTGCCGAAATATAAACGCCTACATTACCAGCACCCATTACTTCGGCTGATTTTATCACCGCTTTTTGTACGCCTGTTACACTTTCCGCCCAAAGTTTGTATTGTGCTGCATTTGCGTTTGTTGCATCTTCCGCAAGATATTCCATTATTCTTGCTCTGTATGTATCATCATCTTCTACCTCAAAGCCGTCATATCCAGCTTCAGGGTTTGTTACTGCGGTTAATCCTGCATAATTTGTAATAAATTCTGTTATTGTATTAGCTGGAACATTCCCTATGCTTCCATAAGTTTCGCATTTAGCCTTAACAGTTGCAACTCCGCTTGAATCAATCTTTTTATACTCTTGTACCGCAAAAACAAGGTTGTTATATGTTGCCTTTACATTCTGATTTATGATTGCGTTTTCAAGCCCTGTTATTTCAAGATAAACAATAGCTTGTGAAGCCTGACGGCGTGTTATCCCATAATCAGCACCGACTTTGTCCAAATCTTCGCCAGTTGCGGTTGCAACAAATACCCTATCAACAATATTTTTTAATTCGGTGTCATAAATATTTGCCAACTCATAAGCAACCGAGCCGATTATATCCTGACTGAATCCACCCTCAAGCAAGTTTGCATCTATTGTCAACCGCTCGTTTATTCGTTGTTGTATTTCTTCTTGTGTTCCCATTTGTTAAACCTCGTATGTGTATGCTTGTGCTACATTTCCATATACAGTATTTACCGCAAAATTACATATAACCTTTGAACCCTCTTGGGATATATCAAAATCAGAAAGGCTTGTTATATACGGATTACACAACAAAGCCTCTTCAATCATTCGCTTTAGTTCTGAATAAAGAAGCTGCCTCTCCAAATATCTACCAATTAAAGTGTGTATCTCATTGCCGTAATTTGTAGAATACGCCAAATAAGTATAACGGCTTGAAAATAACGCCTTGTAAATCCATACCTTTATAGCTTCATTCTTTTCAACATAGTAATATTGACCGCCTCTTGTTTTGAGTTGCCCTGTTTCAAAATCAAAAGCAAGTTCCTTAAATACAGGTAAATCAACGGTTGTCTGCAAATCCGTTGTATCTGTTAAAGTATTCGGTATAAAAGCGTAATTACTGCCCATCTGTCACCTTTTGCAACTTTTCTAATACTACATAGGTATTATTCCGCAATTTTTGTACTGCTATATAATCCCCTATATGTAGTATATACCTTTGATGAATTGACACTAACCAGCTTTCAATTTCTCCGTTGATTATATCTGTATGGTTTTCTGTTATTTCTCCGTGTGAACAGGTTATCGGTTGCGCTTTCGTAAACGATATCACATCATCAAGCATCATATTATTTACAAAGATAGTATCGCCATTTGCATAGCTTAATTCTAATCCGTTATAAAGTATAACAAACGGTTTCAAACTCTTAACTGTGCCAACGCTGACAGGGTTTAAATCAACCTTTTTTGCTTGCTTTTGAATATTATTCCAAAATTTACCCTGCCCCGACATAATCAACCTCCAGTGTCATTTCTCCGTTATATCCGATAGTATGGTTATCCGAAGTAATCTCAAATATACCCTCAAAACCGTTTACAGGCTCAAAGATTTTAATATATTTTCCACTAATGCAAGCGTTATCATTATTGCACAATATTGCCCCCTCATTTGTAACCCCCTTTAATAGCTTGCTTGCTTCCGCCAAGTTGTTAGCACAATCTTTGTTATAAGAATAAGTTGTTTGAAATAATCCGTATTTCTGCAAATTCTCTGTATCTTCAACCGCATCTAATACTTTACCCTCATTGTCAATAACTAATACTCTTGTAACCATATCCGACATACTTTGACTAAACCGCGAAGCCCTTATATTTAGCCCGATTGTAAAAGTATTTATTATTTCTTCGCTATTAGTTATGATTTTTAATGTATCGCCCTCTAAATAAAGCGTGTATCTTTCAAACATAGTATCACAAGCAACTTTTAAAACATCATAATATGTCAAATCGCCATCAGAAACAATATTATGCACGTGCGTATTATCTGATTCAATTCCGTTTTTTAAGCCGAATAAACCGCATATATTATTTGCTAATTCTGTAAATGTTCCCTGCATTCTACCAATAAAAGTTGAACGGATAAGCCTTGTCATTAAATCTTGGCAAGTGAGCGTAATTGTATTATCATCAGTATTATATGGTAAATCCTCAACATATCCCAAAAACAGGGTTTTTTCTTCTTCTTTCCATTCAACCCTTGAACCGACACTAACCTTGTATAATGGGATTTCTTTTTTTAACGGATTATTCAAAAAGCTAAATACAAGTTGACGTGTAACAACATCTTTTGCACCGCCCCACGTCATACCGTCTAATACTGTTTTAATTTCAACATCATCAATCAATATCATAATGGCAACATCTCTATTGTTTTTCCTGCAATATCCAAGTTGGCATTTGTTAATCCGTTTTTATCCATTAACTCTTGAAATCTGCCACCATAGGTTAACTTGGCTACTTTATACAACGTCTGCCCTGTCTGTCCTGTTAGCTGCGCAGGGATATATTTGTTTATTGTGCGTTCTTTTAATTGTACTAACTTGCTTTTGCCTAAACTATCAGGCAATACAACCGTCTTTGGTGCTGGCGTTCTATACTCGACTAAATCGAGAGAATACGGCTCATCTTCCGTATACTCCCGAATTGTCTGTGTATGGCGTTCAATTAAGAACTCTTTATTTAGTTTGTTCCCGTAAATAAGTCTTATTACATCACCATTATCAAGCCACCTTTGAAGCATTGCCGTTGTTTCGCTCAAAGAATACGGTTTGTAATCTAATTGCTTAATCAATGAAGCAAGCAATGAAAATACCGTATCTTCGGCAGGCAATAACCCCGAAATATTAATTCTTTGTAATGAGTAATTGCCCCTAACAGGCACTTCGCCGAAATCAAGGATGTTATAAGTTTCAATACTTCTTTCTTTTGTTAAATCCGAACTTTCAGGGCTTATCGGGAATGTAATACTTTCGCCTGTATTAGCGTTATAAAGTTGTATGTATAATCTTTTAGCCATATTAGTATTTTACACCTTTTAAAAATCGTCTAAGGAATAGCAGGAGCAACATAAATTGGGTTTATTATTCCGCCGATTGCTTGTTTTTGTCCATTATTACCATAGAAGTTTTGTACATTTGAAGTATTGTTGTAAGTATTATTATTTTGGGTCTGTGTTACAGAATTTCTAGTAATACCATTGCCAATTTCTGTTATGGCATTCCCCAAACCTCTTAATGCTGGTATTTTACTCGCTATCGCTCCAATAGTTTGCAACATCTTTGCAAGTCGTTCAATGATATATTGTATTGCATCCCCTATGCCTCTTTTTAAAGCATTAAATATTTTTAAAACAATATTCTGCGTATTTATAAAAGCAGTTTGTATATTGGTTGGAATTGATAAAAACCACCCGACAAGATTACCAATTGCACCGCCTATCCAAGAGAAGAAATTTTTAACCATTTGAACTAATTTCACAATACCTCTTGTTACAAAAAGCAAACTTGTTATAAAGTTTGGAATACCTGTTGTTACTACCCAAACAAAAGCAGTTTTTAACGCATCAAAAAAGTCTTGGTTTTCATAATAAAAGGCTTTTAATTCTTCAGCTAATACGGCAAATTGTTCTTGCATCATAGCAAAAGCAGGAGTAGAAACCATTTGTCTGCCTAAATCTATTATTTTATCAGTAATAAACTTAATTAACGGTGTCACTTTTTCAAGAATTTTTGTAAATACTGGCATTACTTTCATCATAACCGTTGCAAATCTCGCTTGAAATGCCCTGCTAAATGTATCAAAAGTGTCTTTTAATATGACTGCGTTGTCTATATCTTCTTTACTTATAATTAAACCTAATTTATTAGCTTTTTCTCTTAATTCATCAATAGCTTCTGCTTCTTGGTTCAATAACGGTTTCATATCTAATACGGCACGCCCAAATAATTGTTGTGCAATAGCATCTCTTTTTGTACCTTTTTCCATTTTCTGTAATGCTCTTACAGATTCGTTAAATATTTCATCTTGGCTTCTTAACTGTCCGTTTGCATCCTTTACATTTATGCCTAATTGTTTAAAAGCATTTATGCTGTCTTTTGAACCTTTTTGAACATTGTTTATTTGTGTAGTTAATGTCTTAAATCCCATTTGCAGACTTTCGACATTCCCACCGTTTTGGCTCATAATGTAATCCCATTCCTGAAAAGACTTTGCAGACATACCGATTTTTTGGCTCATTTTGTCTATTCTGTCACCATAATCAGCCGTTTTCTTTAACGCAAATGTTAAAGCCGTTGAAACAACAGTAAAAGCCAATGTTGCTTTTTTAGCAAAGGCAACAAACTT